GTGGAATCATCGTCGCCCTCGGTCTCGGGCGGTACCTCAAATAGCGGCACGGCCCAATGTGTGAGTGCGGTCACGAGGCCGATGCTCACGAGCACTATCGCCAGGGCACAGAATGCATCGAATGTGAATGTCAGCGGTTCCGCCGTGGGTAGACACTCCGCCTCGCCCCAACGGGTGCGAGGCTTCGTGGTGCTGGTTGTGTCGTTGTCAGGCATGTTCGGGGCGCTGGTCGTCGGATCGGCCGCCGCGCTGGCTGGCTTGGCCCTGGGGGTCTTGGGGCTGATCCTGGTGGGTATCTACCTACTGTCGATCATGGTGTTCTTTTGGGAGCTGGTCATCCGGACCGACGATCTGGGCGCCGACGTCCCCCAAGTGCGACCGGTCGTTGACAGTGAATGGATAACGCCCGACGATTGGATCGCCGGACGCATCCACGCGTGGGAGCTGGCTAAGGCCGCCTCTGTGTCAGATACCAAACCGCAGCAAACAGTGCCAGACACAACGCGGCCGTTGCCACAAAGTAGCACAGCAGCATGATCGCTTGGTTGGGAGGCAGATGGATGTGAACGCGTGGGGTGTCGCACTCACGGGGGAGATCCCTGGCTCCTTCGATCAAGCACTTCTCAACGTAAGTTGTAGACGTCACACGCTACCACGGTGCCGGGTGAGTCGCGGTTACCCTCGATCGTCACGATTCGAGCGCCAGCCGGGAGAGGGAACGGAATCTGGCTGTTGTTCTTGACTCCGGCAGGCTTGCCCGGTGCACCAAGCAGATTCCACGTCTTGCCCTTGCCGTCGTTGGCCGCGATGTACACCTGGCATCCGCCCCACGCTGTGGAGAAGCAGGCCCACGCCGACTGGGCGATGTTCGAGCCGCCTCCGGCCTCACAGGTGCGCTGGCCGTGGAAGTCGTAGCGGTACTTGGCCGGTACGGCCGGTGCCTCAGGGGTCGGGGGGACGGGCGGTTCGGCGTCGGGGTCACCCGGGTTGGCTGGCACAAAGGGCTTGCCGGGATCGGTCGTGATTGTGTCGAAGAAGATCAGCATTTGGTTTTCCTCATCATCTGGGAAATCGGCTGGGGCCTGGGGAGCGGGAGGAACCCCACCTCCCTTACTGACGGCGGCACGGAAATCGTTCATGTTGAAGTTGGGGTCGATCTTTCGGCCCGGGGGCGAACAGACCTCCTTGTGTCCGGCGACGTGATCGGGTGGGAGTCGGTAGTAATCCTGTAGTGATTTGCACAGCGCGGCGTATGCGTCGTATTGGGCCTTAGGCCAGGGGTCGACGCCGGTCGCTTCGGCCTCGATGCCGATACCGGAGTTGTTGTCGCCCCACGGAACTACAGTATTCCCAGCGTGATAGCCGATTCCAGCCGCCACCAGGTAGACCTGCCCGCTGCGCGATAGGAATAGGTTGCAGAGCGGTCCAGGCAGATCGCTGCGTCCGTAAACGCAGGTGTTGAGGCTGGGAGTATCGCCCGTCGGGGGACCCGCTGTGTGGTGACAAACTACTCCTTCTGCCGGTCCAGGGGTTCCGTGGCCGTAGGTTTTCCAGCCGTTGTACCCGATTTTGACGACCAGGCCGGACGCGGCCACTGCTCGGTCGAGATCATTCCACATCGGCATCTGGGGAGCCTCCTGCTATGTCGTTTACATCCTCCGGTCGCCCGTAAGGATTGGACGTTTTCCAATATTGGTCTTGTGTCTCGGGAGGTACCGAAATGGTGATGTTCCGGCCACTCGCCGGTTGAATCGTTACGTATGAGTTGACCGGGATGGACGGTTGGACACCGGAGTGCGGCGTCCCCGTGAGGACCAGTTGTTCATCGATGACATCGGCGCTCCAGGTGTCCTCGTATTGCCCCACGTGCAAAGTGCCAAGCCAATCCGCAATTTCATCCTCATTGTTGCCATCCCATTGCATCCACGGCAGATATCCATTGGTATTGACGAATCCGAGGTAAAACGGTTCGGTCATGGCCTCTCCCTAGGGTCGAATCCAGCTAGCCCGGAAGTGCATCGACTGGTTGAACGGATCGGTGTTCTTTGCCACACCCGCATTGTGCCAGGCGTTGACGTTGACTGCGGTACCGGCCGCGAACCAGCGGGTGCAGCTAGCGCCCAACTCGACGTTGGCCGCCCCGGTTCCAGAGTTGGGCAGGCTTGCTGCGAACCGCATACCGGCTCCATCTAGGCCAATCCAAATACCACCTGATGCGTTGGCGCCTACCTGCATACGACACCCGGCATCGATTGTCCACAGCCCGTCTCTGTTGAGCTGGAACCGGGCGTCCGGAATCGCTCCTGTGGTGCTGGTGCCCTTGGTGACGTCGTTGGAAATCCACATTGCCGTGCCATAGGCGATTGGTCGGTCAGTGCCGGTCGGGATTGCCTGGACGGTGGTCGCTTGGTACTCGGCTTCGTGCTGCGAACCAGCGCGGTTTCGCTGGATCGCCGATTGCGCGACCGAGGTGGCGTTAGCTAGGTGGTTGAGATAGGCCAGGATGATAGTACCAGGGGGTTGGGTTGGATAGGTTGGAGACGCGGCCGGAGTGCCAGCCAGAACGTAGATTTTGGGTGCGTAGGTTGCTCCCGAGTAGTCGGCGTCGTCCACCGCCATCAATACCAGATCAGCGCGCGGCAGAGTAGACACCGGGGGGACGGTGATCGTGGCGTTGGCATCGTTCATGACGATGTAGCCGCCACCGTCCGAAGCCGGAGTCGGACAGACGGCACGGCCAGGCGAGACCAGTACAGTCATGTTTGGAGTGGCCTGCGCCGAGGTTAGTAGTCCGGTAATCATTCGGCCACTACCGGACAACGGATCCGCCGTCTGGTCGAGCCATAGGCCGCCGATCATCCGGTCGTCTAGAGCGTTGTACGATCCCGACTGTAGGAATAAACATTTTAGTGCCATGATAGCTCCCTATCCCGCGATCAGCTGGCGCAGGTAAAAATCGTCCACTGTGTAGTTCCACGGCACAGTGCCGCCCGCGCCGTCTGACGGCGGAGACCCGTTCATCTTAATGTAGCAGCCCATATCAACCGCCGCGTCAGAAAATGCCAAGCCTGTCGTGCCCGTCAGTGGAGACATCGCATTCGCACCGAGATTAGCCGTGCCGACGTCGACGTCCGTAATGGTGCCAACCGAATTGCGCCACCAGACGCCCAACGTGGCCACGGCGGGAACGGTACTTAGTACCGCGACGCCGGTGTTCCATTTGACGTTGCCACCCATAACCCCGATTCCGCTGGAACGCACCTCCGACGTGTTGCCGCCGAGCGAAATATTGGTGGTCTTCCAGTAAGTGACGCGGAGTTGAGCGTCGTACGGTCGAGCGTAACCGTAGTACGTGGGGTTGGTGGTCGGCCCTGGGCCGAACTCGAAACCACGGAACGTGCCGTCCCGAAGCCGGTCGCAGATTCCACCAATACTGATGATCGGGCACGAGCCCCACATATATCGGGCAGGCCAGGTAAAGCGTACTAGGTCGGGGAAGCTGTTGGTCGTTGGTCCGACCGCGCCCACGGCGGGCGGAGTCGTGACAGTGTGTGCCCCGAGAACGTGGGTGCCACCCTCGGACCAGTACCAGTGTTCCCAGTAGATCAGCAGATCGGCGGACTCCCAGTCGCCTGGAACCGAGCTTACGAGATCCTGGAAGCCAGCCGGATCAAACCACATGTAACAGCGCTGCTTGCCGTCTACGCCGTCGAACTGACCTTGGAACAGGTGATCGTAGGTATCCGAGCCGACCGGCGACTTGTAGGTATTGTCACCCTTATAAACGCGCCAGGCGTAGGGACGGATGTTAATCGACCGCTTCTCGCGGGTGATCACCGGCTGCTGCGCCGAGTGGAGCATTCGGTAGCTCCACACTCCCGAGATGGCGTCCGAGCCGGTAACCGGCGCTCCGTACTGGAGGTTCTGCCAGCCGGATAGGTCGACGTTGCCAGCGGTCTCGAAGTCGGGGTTGGGGAGAAGGTTCGGCCCGTAGACCGTCGCGGTAGAACCCTGAGCAGGTCGAGCCGCAGCCGCCAGCCGACGCTCCGCCGTAGACAGTCGCTCCTCGGTCCGGGTCAGCCACTCGGATATGTCGAGGGAACGCGCCACACGGGTCATTCGGTCGCCTCCGGTATTACAGTGATCTCCGATTCCGGCACGGTCGGTATAACCTGCAACCCAGCCTGGGGGACCGCCTCGAATGTCGAGGAGATGGGGATAATGACCGTGCCGTCAATCAGAGCTGGGACCATCTGTACCTTGACTCGGTCCATCTGGCCCGCATCGACGCTGATCGAGGCGATTCGTACCTGGAGGTCGTAGCCCTCAATGAACATGGGGCCGGGGGGCACGATCAATCGA